ATGGCTCAACACATTAAATTTACTAAATCGGTAATAGACTCTATTCCTTTGTCTGAAGAGAAACAAATCTTTTACAGAGATACAGTAACTATAGGATTTGGCTTATGTGTGGGCAAAACTAAAAGCTATTTTGCTGAAAAGAAAATGCCTAATGGCAAGTCTAAACGTAAAGTCATTGGAAAGCATGGCGTCTATACTCTAGAACAAGCCAGAACTGAAGCTAAACGCTTGCTAATCATGATGGATGAAGGTGTAGATCCAGTTAAGCAAAAGCGTGATATACGAGCTTCAGCAATTCAAAATGATGCCTTACAAAAGCTAGTCCCTACCCTTTCTGAAGCTTACCAATACTATAAATTGCGTAAAAAGCTGGCTGAAACTTCTTTAATTGCGTATGACGGATGTATAGAGAACTACTTCAACGATTGGAAAGATATAAAACTTGATCAAATCACTAGTGCAATGATTATTGATCGTCATCTAAAGCTTTCGGAAACAAGCCCTTCCCGAGCTAATCTAGCATCAAAATTTTTACATGCTCTCTTTAATCATACGATTAGCAGATATAAAGATGAGTCAGGTAATAAAATTCTAAATATTAAGAATCCGGTTGTTATCGTAAAAGAAGAAAAAGCTTTCAATAAGATTAAACGCAGAAAAGGCCACGTTCGCGCAGATCAGCGTGAAGCATGGGCATTGGCTGTGGCCACAACTTACTGGATGGGTGAACAAAATAACGATTTTAGAGCGTACACAAACCAAGACTTTTTATTTTTACTTGCTTTAACTGGTTTTAGACGCAGTGAAGCAGAATCTGTTGAATGGAAAAATGTAGATCTTCAGTTCGGTACCATCAAAATCGTTAACACCAAAAACCATGATGACCTTTTATTGCCTATGGGTGATACCCTTTGGCACATTATGCGCGAACGTAAAAAACGTGCCGGTGATAATAAATATGTCTTTACCGATAGAAATGGTGTTTCTCATATTTCAGACCGCCGAGCTGCACGTGAAAAGGTAACTGAGAATTCAGGTATCGAATTTACGTTCCATGATTTACGCCGCACCTTTGGCACTATTGCGAATAGCTTGGCCATAGGAAGCTATACGATTAAACGTTTAATCAACCATACTACGGACGATGATGATAACGATGTGACCGATGGCTATATTCAGGTTTCTTTTGAAGATTTAAAGAAAGCCATGAATATGATTGAAGACGTAATTATTTCTGAACCAGTTAAAGCTTTGATTAAAAATCGCCTGTACTTTGAGAAAAATGAATCAAGAAATCAGTCTAAAGTACTTTTAGATAACCATACACAAGTATTAGAATCTTTTAAAATTAAATAATATTTTTGAATAATATGGATATTAAATATATGAATAGTGATTTAAGGCAAATTGTTGAGGATATTTTCGGGAAAACTGCCTCTGCAGATAATATTGTTGCCAACAAAGCACGTTTAAATAAGCTTTTACCAAATTACATTTATAAATATCGATCACTTAATGAAAATGCAGTAAAAAATGTACTTAGTAGAACTTTGTGGTTTGACACTCTTTTACAAATGAATGACCCATATGAAGGACGACATACCTACAATCATCCATTAAAAACCCCATTAAAAGAAATGCCAGATTTTTTGAAGTACCTTTTGCACAATAATCACGATATTATTGATAAGGGACAATATGAAAATATTTTAGAAAATAATCTTACTTTAGAGAATATCTTAAAGTTAAATCTTCCTGATAATACTAACCTCTCCCATATGATTGCTGCATTTGATCATATCCATGAAAATGGAAAACATAAATTTCATGAAAACTTTCTGAAACAGATATTTATTTGCTCTTTTTCCGAAAAATATGATTCTGTACTAATGTGGGCACATTACAGTAATAATCATAGTGGTTTTTGCATTGAATATGATTTGAGCAAGGTTCCAGTGATGAACCATTTTAGAAACTTTTTATATCCAGTTATATATGATTCAGAATTATTTGATATTTCTGATCTTATAGAACAAAAAAATGATGAAAATGAGTACTCTAACCTATATATGCTACAGGCTATTATTAGAAAATCTCCAGATTGGGCATATGAACATGAATGGCGAGTGATACATCCATTCGGTACATTAACTAAGGCTCAGTGCTTACCTACACCTAAGCCAAGTGCAATTCTTCTTGGAAGTAATTTTTTCAAAGAATTGAATAAGAGTGGTGTTTCTTTAGCATTGGAATTAACTGAATATTGTGAAAAAGAACAAATACCTGTGCAAATGACAAAAAACTCCTTTCAAAAATATCAATTAGTACGTGAATCTATTAGTTATAGTGAGATATATAAACGACTTAATTCAGTATAAAAATGGAATTTAAAAAATGTGCGCAAACTACGAACCGATTTCAAAAGACCGTGTACATCTACTAGATCTGTTCGAGCCAACGTTCAGCTATAAAGATGATGTTTATCCGGGTTACGATTGCCCTCTTATTTTTCAAAAGATGGTCATATAGAATGGCGGAGTATATTTTTATTTTTTTGCAGCCCTTGTAACAACATATATATTAATAGTTGAATCTACTACTCATTATAAAATAAAAGCCCTCATTAGAGGGCTCTTTCACACTTAATCTATTACTTTAGAAACTTATTACTGTGGAATAATATTCACAGCATTAGGACCTTTTTGGCCTTGAGTAATATTAAAAGTTACACGTTGGCCTTCATATAAAGTTTTAAAGCCTGAAGTGGCAATTTCTTTAAAATGAGCAAAAACATCTGGACCAGAATCTTGTTGAATAAAACCGAAACCTTTAGTTTCATTAAACCACTTTACTGTACCAATAGCTGTATTAGACATAATATATCCTTTGATTTTTAATAATTGGAAGCCATGATTCATGACTAATTTAACTTTGAAAAATATAACAAATTGAGCTTAAATCTTAAAAAACGGAGGATTATGAATAAAACTGCGATACTGAAAGAGAATTTACTAATAAGTCTTTTTTCTAGTTAATCTTAGTATACACAAAATAAGCCTTTATTCAAGTAATTTATATAAAATATTTATTTTATTTATATAAAACAATGTGTAATGATCACATAATAAACAGTATGCCAATATTTCATCCATAAAGCTTTATCTATGCAATACTCACATTATTGATGGTATGGGCTATCTACCCTTTTTACAGATATCTCCACAGAACAGGCCTTCTTTAATAACGAAAATACATAATAAAAACTATAGAGGGTTGTTCATTTTACTTTGTTATCATTGCTGCAATTCACGATGATAACAATGATATTATGACTAAACCAATAGTTCCCCTAACACCTTGTATAGAAAGCGAATCAGTGAAGGCCTTACTTAAGAAAATTAGCTCTGATTCAATGCCATTTTATGTTAGTTGCCAACCGAACCAATCTGATATCGAAAATGAGTGCTTTCCATTAGTAGACAAATATATTCAGGCTCATGGTGGAGAAAGAATAAATGGATGGGCACTGTGGGAACAACCTAACCTTTATATTGAGGCTGAATTTCATGCTATATGGAAATCGCCAGAAGGTAATTATTTGGATTTAAACCCTCGCCAACATAAAACAGTAAATATTTTATTTTTACCTCAGTTGGACTTAACTTATGAAGGTTTTCAAAGAAACAATATTCGCCTACCCTTGACTAATAATAAGAGCGTACATGATTTTTTAAAATTTAAAGATTATGAATTCGAGTTTAATAATAGAGGGAATCGAAAAGGAATGCATGGTGAGGTTTATATAACAGATCCAGCTGAAATAAGAGAATATGATAATTTAATGCGAACCTTATTAAGATTAGGTATAGAAATCAATCAACTAATTAAGCCTCTTACAAACTATGATCCATGTATTTGTGGAAGTGGCAAAAAGGCGAAATGGTGTCATAAACTTAAATAATATAAAAAGAAAGCTCTCTTCAGAAAGCTTTTACACAAACTCTACACTAATATTATTAATCGAGTGAGCTGTGCATCTTGATAAAAGAATGCAAAGTATTACTAAAAGTTTCATGTTACTCATCGTTTAAGTAATTAAGTAGTTCCGACTTAAAAACATTGTTAAGATCATATTGCCAGTTAGGATTTCTCGTTTAAAAGCATGATTGGGCTAACTGGCAACCAACTACTACTTTATAAATCTGCTTAATGACCTGCTTCTTGTTGTGATCATTTTTACAAACGTCATTACTCCATGGGGCAGGTCGCCCATTTAGATCACTACTCGATTAGCGATCCAGCCATAAAAAAACTGCTCTTGGCTTTTATTTCGCTCACAGATTTCAATGTAGCGCTGACCTTGCATAATGTTCAGAACTCGAACTAAAACTTTTTCTCCTTCTTTCCCGCGTTTGACCAAATAAGTTTTGAGTGCATTAAGAGTTACCGGACCATATATCCCATCTACTGATAAATCTGGCCACCCAGCTTTACCATTGTTATTTAAGAGATTCAAAGCTCGTTGTAAAAGTGGCTTTGCAAAGCTAGTGCCACAATTCACGCCGGTATCTAAAAGTTCTTCAGCTACTGCAGAAGAAACAGCATTCACCTGGTCAAATCGCGGAGCTGTCCAGTACTGTTTCTTATAAATCGCTTTGGCCACATCTATAGGCAGATCACGCATATTGCCCTTAAAGCCGTTTGCACGGGCAACCGCTTCGGTAATACCGTATTTTGTTGCCCCTCCTCGATCGGCTGGGTTATTTACATATCCGCCTTCACGTTTGATTAACTCATCAAGATATTGTTCGATATTCATTTCACTTTCCTCTAGGCGTAAAAAAACCACCCGAAGGTGGTTAATAAATATATAGAAAATTAAAAATTTGAATTCAATTTATAAATTTTCAACTAAGCTAAGTTCTTCAATTATCTTCTCACAAAGCGCAATAGACTCTCTAGCAGATTTTTCTGTAATTATTAAATCAAGCTTATAGTCTGAATTTACTCTCAAAATATGAAAATTATTTAATCTAAAAGCTATTCCTTTAAGCTTTGAATTTGCTGGTCTTAGGTTTAAAAGGGTTTGCCTCAAAGAGGTATGTGTTCCACCTTTATATGCATCAACCGGAATTCCTAAGGCTGTAGATTTAGTTTTAACTTGATGAAATGCACAATAATAACTTCGGCTAACAACTTGTCTGAAATCGATTTCACTAATAGGGGCGAGAGATATTATTTTTTTTGAAAAATTTAGAAACTCAATACTATCCACGATTAATCCTTAATATTTGCGCTTAGAATAATCTTCTGCTGTAAAAAGTACAGGATATTTTAAAAGTTCTTCATAATCATATTTATCTAACAAATTAACTAATGCCTCATTCATCTTATCATTTAAAAATTCAACAGTTGAGATATCTAGTTCATCATTAAATAGAATAGTGGAAATATTTGAATCACTAATTAAAGGAAAACGATTAATCTGTCTACTACAGTGAGAAAAAAATATGACATAAGCATGATTCATTATTTCACGATAAATATCAATATTAAGATTATGCTGATTTATATCATTAATCTCTTCTTGCAAACCATTCAACTTTTTTTGAACTTCTTGCTTTGTACTAGAATTAAGAGTGCTCATATCCTCTAACCTTGAATCGTACAAATCAAAATTTGTAGCAACTAAAAGGCAGCTTTGAAAATAACTCTCATCATGGGTTAATTCATAAGCCTCCCAGTAAAGATCTTTAGATTTAAGATAACCTCCAAGTTGAATAAAATTAATATTCCCCATTGTTCTTAAAACCATTGCCCTTTGAATAGGCGAAGTAGTAATCGGCAATAATGATTCGGCCATCTTAAGAGCTTCTGAAAATTTATTTTCATAGGAAAGTAATATAGATATCAATAATTTATATTCAAATATATCAACTTCTTTAATTTTTTCAGCTCTTCTTTTCCAAGAATGAATTTTAAATTCATTTGTAGTTTTTACAATATTTGCGAACATCTCATCAAATATTTCAGAAAAAACTGTTTTAGGAGAAGGGTTCATTTCTATTAAGTATTAGAGAATTTTGAAATCAATATATCCGTAATGGAAGACTAAAGTCAACTTTTTAAATATAAAAAAAACCTCTAAAACAATAAAATACCTATGTAAAAACAAAACCTTAACCTAGAACTTTGTACAAGCAATATATGTAGTCTTTAATTCAAAATGAAATTCTGCTTTTCCTTAAAAAGTTAACTATTTTGAATATCATCTTTGGCTTTCTTAAACTCTTTGATCACTTCAACGATCGTTTTACCTTCCTGCTTATCAATGAAGTTAAAGATCCAACGGACCAAAGCCCAACCAGGTAATCCACATACAAAGAAGAATCCACCAAGTGCAATCATCCCCCATACATCAGTAACCCATTCATGAAGCCCCCACTTCACAATAATGAATGAGCCGCCAGCAAGGCTTGATACAACTGTGCAGATCAAGCCTACGCCCCACTCTTGTGGTGAGCGTGGCATTCGTGTCATCAATACAACTGCTGCAACTAAAGCAACCGCCAAAGTCACCATAATTGCTGCACCATAAAATTTTAAAATTGCTGTTAAACCACTTGTTGAAACTGGTTCCATGCCATCCTCCAGATTGTAGGCAATAAAAAAGCACCCAGTTGGGTGCTATTTAAGAAATTTCTAAATTAAAAATTTACTGCTTCAATTTCTTCATATGTCAAAGCAGTTTCAATTTTCTGTCGTGCAATACGCCCTCTTTCATGAATGTTATTAATGTGCACTGCAAGTGATGTTTTTAAGTCAATCAATTGATCAGGACTAAGATTAACAACTGAATTGTCTTTTAAAGTCCACTCAACTGATACACCTAGCAAAGCTGCAGTAGCGATTCTTAGTTGAGAATTAGGATCTGAATCATAAAGCTTATTTTCAAACTCAAAACCGCCAAACTCATACTGATCCCGCATCTGTTTGATTTGTTCCCATTTCTGTTGTTTAGCCTCATCAATAGTTCGTGAGTCAATCCAAGTTTTTGAGACATAATCAAATTTTTTTTCTGGTACTACTGGAATAGTGACTACATTTAGATTCTCATCTAGATAATGCAAAACATTTTTATCATGCATATCTACCTGCATTTCTTTGATATGCTGAAGCGGTGTTGCATAAACATTATCACGTTCCCCTTTGACCAACACATCTAAGCTGCCATCACTGTTAAAAACTCCATAGATCTTTTCCATCATTTTTTAAGCTCCACAGCATAAAAGGTTAAGTCAGAGCAGCCTGCAGTAACCTGATTAGCGTAAGCAAAAGTCATCATATCAAAATAACCACTAAGCACTAGCTGACCAGAAGCGTCTGCTTTAGCTAACACAGAAAATGAAGTGCCAAGTTCAGTAGATCCAAATTTCACAGGCGGTATCGTTATTTCAGTATTGTTAGCTGCGGTATAATTAACTAAATAATCATCTCCTAATTTAAAATACATAGCTCCATTGGTTGCACGAGTGAGATCCCCCTCAGCTGCATTACCATTCGGATGTGGAATAAAGTACAACTGACCAAACATAGTAATCAGAATGGTTGAATATGGCTGAAAGCCTGTTAATACAACACGCAAAAATTCGCCCATTGTGTAATGGTTTGGTGTATATCTATACCCTTCTGTCGTATTTTGAGCAGACTTAGTCACGATAACTGGCAGCGTTACTGCCCGATCCTTAATGTGCAAAGTATCAACTGCTAAATTTCCAATTTTTGAAGTAGTAACTGCTTGATCTTCAATATTTGCAGATTTAACTTTAATCGTTCCCAAATCCGCACTAATAGCACTTAAGCTATCAGCCCAGATTCGATTGGCATTGATATATCCAAAACTACCATTGTCGACATACAAACCACGCGGAATAACAGTACCGTTTGGCAAAGTAACTGGAGTGTTTTGCAGTGTCATTAATGGTTTAGGTTCTACACCATCAACACCGACAGGCGTACCAAACTGAATTGCATCATAATTGAATATGAAAGTAGAAGTCGTACCATCATTCATTGATCCATGACCAGAAACATGGCCATTTACATCGAACTTAGTAAACTGCTGAGCATAGATGCCATCCACACTTTCACTGACATTTTGAATAGACGCACTATTCTCACCAACTTTAGTTTGCAACGTTTCCGTTACTTTTATCGTTGAAGAAATAGCACTAGTATTCGCATTGATTTGTTGCTGAAACAAAGCATTGCTGTCATTCATTTGTGCAGAAACTTGATCTGTACGTTTAGATTGAGCCAAATCTCTTTCAATACGTGCTGATTGCTCTGACCATACGCCTGCATAACCTCCTTCATTTCCGATTAGGTCAGATTCTGACCCGATCAATGGAGGATTGATTTGCGCGTAAACTCCATCAATCCTTGTAGTTTGGGCAATAACTTTGTCATCTACAGTCTTAATATCAGACTTAACTTGCTCAAGTGCACCAGTTGAAGCTTTATCGTCAAGCTCAAGATTAATTAAATCAATCGCTTCGGCATTTGCCGATGACTGCTCAACTGCTACCTGTGCAGATTCACGTACAGTTGCAAGAGCACTATCATTACTTGCGATATATGTATCAATCTTTTGAACTGTTACCTTATCGCCCTCAATTCGAGCTTGAACTTCTTGCTGAGCGTACGCACTTAAATCATTAACCTCGACAACTGTAGTATCAATGCGCTTACTAAGTGCCAAGTCCCCTTCGATCATTGCCGATTGAACAGACCATGTGCCAGCAAAACCTTGATCATTTCCAATTAAATCTGATTCAGATCCAATCAAAGGTGGATTAAGCTGTGCATACACGCCATCGGTTTTTTCAGCAACTAATGAAAGATCATTTGCAACAACTCGAATACTTTCTTGAGCTGCAGCAATTCCCTCGTCACTTGACTGTTTAACGGTATTTACAACTTTAAGAACACTTTCATCACCATCAATAATTTGCTGTGATAAACCATCTTTGGCTTGCTGAATAGCGTTTTGACGATCAATGACTTCTTGCGCAATCCGATCTTTCGTATTCTGAATATCTTGCTTAAGTGGACCTATTTCAGCATCAATAGTCTCAATATGATCAATCTTGGTTTTAAGATCCTGACTAAGTTGTGTTTCACTTATTTGATCGTTCAAGAGCTCAAGAACATCTGTTGCATCGGCAGAAGTTGTCGCATGAGTCCAGTCCGACCATGATCCAATATTTCCAATCCTATCGATCAAGCGGCCACGATAAAATTGAGTCAGATTTGGCTGCAAGCCTTGAATCGTATGAGTCGTTGTTGGATAAGCGAATAAGCCCAATTGAGCAATGTTGCTTTTACCATCTGGCGAAACTTGGATTTCTGTATAAGCAGTATCAAGCGAACCAGTTGATGGAAAGCCCCAATCAAGTTTTATACCGAATAAAATTCCTGTAGCTTGAATAAAAGCGGGTTTCGGCGGCAAGCCTTGCTTTCCAGAGAGTTCAGTCAAAGTTGAATAAACTGGTAAAGAAGCGATCTCAAAAGCTGAAATTGCCGTTACACGTGCTTGATACTGCCCCGCATAAATACCTGGTACTTCGACTGAGTTGTTGCCAGTAATTGGTAGCTTAATCCAACTACCGTCATCTTTACGCCACTCAACTTGATATTTAACCGCGCCCTTAGCCTGCGCCCAAGATACTATCATGGTTGCCACGTTGATGCCCTGATCAACTCGGCTTTCACTTGTAACAACGACATCTGTTACAGGATCCTGAATTGTTGGGTTCACAATCGAAATCGGAATCTCATCAAAATAAGCACCTTTATCGATCGCATCAAACTTGGCTGGATTATATTGAAGTGCAGTGACTGAAAATTGATGATGCTCATCTTGGGTAATAGAAATCACTCGAAACTTCATTGTTGCTAAATCTTGGGCATCTATAACCCATACATTTTGAGTGGCAATAGCATCAAATTCATGAGTAACAGTTACCACTCGACCAGAGATCGATTGAACTATTCGTGTTTGAGCTTTGCCATCCTCGCCATTAATAATCAGTCGGTCACCAGCAACTGCCACAACGTCGTCACGATCTAGCGTAATGCTTTTACGATCTGCTGATATTTTAGATACACGCCCACCGTTTGCTCGACCAGCAAACAATGGATCTGCAATATCAATAACTCTTCCCGGTTGCGGAATATGGCCATCCAAACCAACTTTAAAACTCACCGTACGAGTTTCTAATTGCTCAGACTTTAATGCCCACCAGCCTGCTCTCTGCGCTTGTCCACGCGACGTGCATCCCCAAGCATCAATTTCTAAAATACGAACTTGACCTGCTTCAGCAATCGCCTTTTCATCACGAACAAACTCATATTCAGTTTTATAGTGATTAGCCGGGTTATCCCACGCAATTTTTACAACATTATGGCGATCACGTGCACGGGTTCCTGAGTATTCGAAATTGCCATCAATGACATTGGCACGCGTATAAGTGAAATACGTATCTTGGGGAATATCCGCATCACAAATAATGCTATTGCCATCCCAAAACGTTATCGCACGGAATACACCAGCTAACTTAGTTAAAATCTCAAAGGCACCTTCGGCACTCTGAAGATAAACATTACAAGTAAAGCGTGGTTCCTGACCGCCCAACCCATCTGGTACCATCTGATCACAGTATTGGGCTAAACGATATAAGGACCACTTATCAACCATTAGCGGGGTTAATCGGTCACCCAAAGCATAACGGTCTACGGTGCATATATCGTAATAGATCCAAGCCGGGTTATTAGAATATGCCTCTTTGAAAGTACCGTCCCACATTCCAACATACTGACGTGTAACCGGATTATAATTTGTAGGGACTTTTAGGATTCTCCCCTTCGCATCCATTGCAACTTTAGCAACGTTTCCAAAAGTCTCTGCATCGTATTGAAGGCCCAATAATGCTGTGTTTGGGTAACGTAATTTCGCATCGATCACTTCTGTAACAGCTGCAATATACATCTTGTCGCTGATATATTCAGAAGATGAGTTCGGAGTCAGACGGCGTACACGTACAAGCCAACCAGAATCAGCTCGAGGCAAATCAATGCGGTGTGCTCGCTCGTAATTTGCAGAAGTCTTATCTGAAATCTTGGTTTTTAGTACTTCAGTCCAGACACCTCCATCAGTCTGTAAATCGATTGCGTATTCGATCGTTACGCCTGATACATCACCATTTGTAGCATTCTGAGTACGCAAAGGACCCCACTTTAAGCGCAGGCGTACAGCATCGAGATCAAGATTACTAAAAGCTCGAACCCACGGCGTTTCAGACTTTAACTCCACATCGATGGCAGTTTCACTTTCTACTGCAGGAAAACCCTCAATGTATTCCTGATCATTAGTACCGTTTCTAAAATCAACTTTTACATTTTCAAAGTTAAGGCTTCCGTCTGCGTTCTGAAGAGGAGTTTCTTCTAAATAAATTGACTGAAGTCCATTTGCGGGACCTTCAATTTCTCCCTCAGATAGTCCAAGAAGCTCCTTGATAAAAGTTTTCGATTGTGCAGAATCTGGTGAAATTACGGGTTGACGTTGTTTATTGCTGCCTTTTTTTGCGCCTACTACTGCATTCATAAGAAATCTCACGCAATAAAAAAGGCGCTAGAAAGCGCCTGTTAAATAATTAAAATTTACAACTGATCTTCAGGATATTGACCAGCACTGATAATGAAGCCACCAATTTCACGTTGGCCATATAAAATAGGTACTGGGTTGCCCTGAGCAACGGTGGTAACTGCACCGCCAAAGCCCTTATTTGCTCTATTGCCGTCTTGGTTTTGATCTTGAGTCGTATCAACCTTTGGCATAAGCATCATGGCCACCCCACCAAGCATCATTCCAATACCTGAACCAATCAATGCAGCACCGAGTGGTGCTCCACCGCCCAATGTGCCTACAGTTACTAAAACCCCCACCACGACCATCACAGCACCCAATACAGTCTGTAATATTCCATTACCGCCTGCACCAACTACACGTGGAACAATATGAATAACCTCAGCTTCAGTATTCATATCAAGCTGTTCTTCACCGATGTTATCGCCGGTAATGAGCCGCTTAGTTTCGTGGTCATAAATCGCAGGGCGTTTCTTGCCCCGCTTATTACTTGAGTTCTTTGATTTTAAAAACACGGCAAAGCACAGGCCTTGCTCATGTGCATGCAACATAAAATGTTCAAAGCCAGCAATCTGAACAGACAATGCCCTCATCGCCTCTCTAGTATTTGCAACGTCAAGTTTAAATTCATGACCGAACTTTTGCCCAAGCACGCCATATAATTTAATAGTCTTTAACATCTCTATGCCTCAAGATTTTTACCGTGCGATCTTTCCACTGTTGGCCATAAATTTCACGTACTGACTTTCGGTTATATGGATGATGTAAAATTAGAGTAGATCCGATACAAGTTTCAGTTTGTTCAGATTTTAAAACTCCATTATCTCCTAGCCAGACTACCGCATGATTAGGATGCTCGGTACGCCCAACACGACAAACAAGCATATCGCCATACTGCGGTGTATCAACTTCATAGAAGCCCGCTTTTTCATAATTCTCAAGGTAAAGTGATGGATGATCTTTATCTTCCCACCATGCATCTTTACGCTCGAAATCCTTCAGTTCTACGCCCAATTCACGACTATAAAAATCACGAATCAGTGCATAGCAATCTTGCCAACCGTGAAAATAATTACGCCCCACTAAGGGGGCGCGATAACCACAAGGTTCATAAACTTGAAAATCCAGATCCGGATATGAACAAATTACCCACGGCTTTTGATGTAACTCAATTTGAATTAAGTCTAGTTCTGAGGCTCTTGTAGTTCCGTCAGGGTGTGAATGCACATACGCTAATATCTCGCCCTGGTCTTCTGCTATAGCTAAATCTTCTGGATGGATTTCGAATTGATCAGAGTTTTTAGAAATATTGCGACAAGGGATATATTCCTTGTCTACAATTACCCCACAGCATTCACGCGGGTAGCATTCATCTGCATGGGTCATAATTGCTTTTTTAAGTTTTGCTGTAAGTTTCATAAGACCTCACAATAAGCTTGAAGCCGGGAAACCACCAAAAGGCAGCGGTTTATTTTCACCAAATCGCAATCGACAAGAACGTAAACGTCCACCGCATCGATCAAGTGCCGGATTATCTGTTGGCTCATCTTTATCCGTAAACATTGCAACACCCGTATAACCACACTCTTCGCCGCGATACTTCCCTATCATGCACCAGTGACAAAGTGAAGTAATTTGTCGAACTGGGATTTTTAAACCCTCAAAATCGATTGGATTGGACAGCTCGAAAGTCACTTGTTGTGCATTTTCAGATGTCTTTTGCTCGATGTACCAGATTTGCTCTTTTGATTCATTCGATGCCGTTGGGTTACCTGAAGTGAAGTTTTCTGCATCAATGTATTTAGCAAGCGTGGTAATGACTTTAAGTTTTGCACCAGCAAAGTCTTTAAACTGCAAACAGTAAGCAGATACTGCATTCTGGATGCCGTTAATATTGTTCGCCATGCTTAAAGTGGGTGCTGAAGCTTTACCATCACTTCGCATTTCTAGACCATTTACCTCTAGTGCCATGGGCTCAAAAATTTGTCCCTGCCAAATAATATTGCGGTTCCATACCTTCTGATCACCAATATCAAATATCTTTCCAATACTGCCAGAGTCGGCACCAATTAAACCTTCGGAACCAATTGAAGAGTAGATTTTCTCCCAGTCTTGAAAAGAAATATGCCCGTGAAAACGCAAGATGCCAGCACCTAAGCTGCTGGCATCAAGTTCATACAAATGGATTAATCCATCTACATATAGTTTCTGGAAATCACTATTCAGCGTCATTTTTTTGTCACCACTGATATTTCTGGTACTGATTTAGGAATTTCTTGCAAGCGAATATCGATCCAGCGGCCCGTTGAAATATCAACTGGATTATCCAAATTAGGAATAATTGAAGCAGACTCAACATCAAACTTCTTTTTAAAAGTTTTGATTTCAATATCTTTATTTTCTAACTGGTGATAAATCACAGTAAACAGAATGTTCCCATTTGCATCTTTAGGTGTTTCGATATACCACCCTTCCGTTGCAAAACCTGACGTTCCTTTTAGCAAGTAGTGCCCTACATCGAGCTTTTCAAAAGTAATGTTCTGCTCAGCAGCTTCATCATTCAACTCAATCTTATTTGCAAATAGTTTTACGATCGGTGAAGCGGCTTTAATAAATCCGTTTGCATCAGTAGTAGTATTTCTCGTTGATAAATATTTCACCCACGAACCCAGCTGCCCATCGACTCTTGTAGCAACCTGAATATCACCGTAAATATTGCTAGTTAGATATAAAGTATATAGGTTAGTAGCTAATAATCTCATACTAATCAAGTAATTCCATCCGGATTCTGGAAAACCCTGTGAATTGACTACTCCAAATAAGCCGGACTGCACATCTAAAGATGAAGCATTTACCCCATCCAAAACTTTTACTACGCCACCGATACCAAAAGCCCCAACTTCCATTACATTTCCGGCTTGTGTACCAACCAAACGACTAGCTGCATGGGTGCTATTCGTAAAGTTTTCATTCATTTTTGCGCCAGTTGAACGGAAAGTATCACCGCCTGCGCCAGTAGGTGCCGTACCTAAATTTACTGTTTGAATCGTCATTTTCTTACTCGCATAAAAAAGCCCCTAAAAAGGGGCTTTAAAGGGGTTTAAATTAAGGGTAAAAAACTTGGGTGAACGTCGTTGAGATTTGCCATACATCACCGCCAATTTGGCGCGGTTGATATTCAGGACTTGTTTTAACTCGAACTTCACCGTCTAGTGGTGAATCCCAAAGGAAAGAATCCGCACCTTTGTGTCGATCAAAGAATGCTTTGATTTGCATAATTTCCGCTTTATAAGCCGTTCTTTGATAAGTCCATTCACCAGATCGGTTATTGATACCAACTGAGATGTTTTGTTCATAACCGTCACCAAACTTAGAGGATAAAGTATTAAAACGCTGGGTATTACTATTGCCATCTAAGTCGCATTCGAAAGTGAATTTAAGGTCGCTCATAAATTGAATCCATAAAAAACCGACCTCATTTTGGGTCGGTTTTAAGCTTTAATTGCAGCAATGATTTCGGGTAATTTCCATAATAGAATTGGTATAGAAAATAATGTTAAAAAGGCGAGAATTGTCTGCCATAAACCATACTTTTCAATAGACACTTTCAGAAGCTCCACTATTGGTTTAAAATATTCCATATAGATTCATCTCTTTTCATACTTTCGCGAGTGATGGAAAACAAAAAACCCTCGATTGCAGTCGAGGGTTTTTTGTACGTAAAAATATAAAAGGTGCTAAAAAAGCCCCTATTATATTGTTCTGTTTTTCTCGCTCTTAAATTTCCCCCTTGGATATCCTGGGCGAATGGGCTAAAACACAAAATGAAAAACCCACTCATTCGTGTGTATTCAAGCTAATTTATGATGGTTGCAATGTCATTTCTTTACCATCCCTGTCGTTTGGACATTCGGAATCGTTTTTCAATCTTTGCATCCACCATTGCCTCATTTTGTTTCTGATACTCTTTTAAGATAACTGTTAACTCCTTACCATCCCATTCAGAGGTAGCATCCACTTTTTCCGAAGTCTGATTGATAATGGTCACCGTGGGTTGAGACTTCTCAATTCTTCCAGAATTAATTGCATCAAACTGTCGTGCCTCCCGTCGGGCTGCTATAGCTTCACTAGTATTATTAGAAACATAACCTCCATTTGCATAACCACTAGGTTTGCTTTGACGCATGCTTTCAACAACGCTAACACCACCCCAGCGTTTGATATCTTCTTGCGACCATACGACTTCGCCTTTATGCACAATCCCTGCTGGAGTGTGTTTTAGGCCGTTACCTGTATAACCACCATCCGCAAATCCTTGCGGGGTTGCAGCTTGGATGAGAGATACAAATGTACCTGATTTAATTGTCGCGATCGCTGCTGCTGCCGCTTTTTGGTACCAAGTACCTGGCTCATTTGCGTAAGCATCTGAAGCAGCTTTCCACATGTTCATTCCAGCCTGCGCCAATGCGAATGCACGTTGACTTTCATAAAGAACGTGATAAGCACTTGATGACTCACCAAGCATATTTTTAAACATGCCAGCCAATGCCCCTGTGACACTAGCTCCATAACCCAACTGGAGATTCATTGAATCATTTTGATAAGTAGATTCAATCAATTTCAAACGCTCAAAGTGCTCCTTCATGATTTGTTCACGTTGTGCATTTAGAGCTACCATATTTGCATTTGGATCTTGTTCCTGAGTTTCAATATCAGCAAGCTGGCTATCAAATACTTTTTGAGAAGCATCATAACGGCTAAAGCGCTCCTGTTCTAAAGCGAATTGACCACTATTACCAGTGATACTCGCCTGAATACCACCCCAGTTTTGAACAGCATTATTCACTTTATCGCGTGTCTCTTTATCCTGATTGGCTTTAGATAATGCGATTAGCTTTTGCCGCTCTTCTATAGAAAGCTTGGTATTCTTAAGAATTTCCTCCCGTTCGAGTCTGTAACGTTCCTGCATGGCTTGGGTTTCTGTCAGTAGAGCTTGTTTAGCCTGAAAAAGACGTTGCTCTTGAGCAAGTTTTAGTAAACCTAATTCTTGTTGCTGCTGTAACTTAAACGAATCAATCGCAATTTTGCGCTGTTCTTCTGTTAATTTCCCCTCAGCAACCAGACGTAATGAATTGGTTTCATATGTGTAATCAAGCTTTTGTTCTTCAGTCCACTTATAACCATTTACCTCAAAATCAAATTGTTTTTGAGCTAACTTGTCTTCAGCATCATAACGCTCATTAATTTTTGGGATTAAATTTGATTGACCTAAAATGGTTGCTTTGTTGATTTCCTCCTCTCGTCTTTTGCTTCTAGCAACTGTTTCTGAGTCATATGTTGCCTGTAGCTGTTTAACTTCCTCAAGAGTTTTAGCGCGTGCCTTATATGCTTCATCTTCGAACTTCGAAAGATCGCCGATTGCTTTTGAGGCTGCTTCGGGGTTATCTCCTAAAATTTTACTAAGCTGATTATAGTAAGAGTCTTGTTTGGCTAAATGCTGCGAAGCTTTAGCTTTGCCAAGCTTTTTCCCTTCATAATCCCACCCGATAAAATTTTTCCCCACGATTTTTTCTAAACTTCGATAGTCTAAATCATCATTAAGAAGAGCGGCTTTAGATTTGCTATAACTTTTATTAGTCATAACCTCTTGCAATAAAAACTTAGCTTGCGCATCTAAAGCATCTTGGGTTTGCTGGATTTTTCCATTTTTATCTAAAACACCTTGTCCCTGTAAGGACTGCATGAGTTTAGTTGAGCGAGTCTTTTGCCAAGAAATAAATCCAGTATTTGTATAACCATTATTTTCATCCTTATGGCTACCAAACATTGCCTCATTTCTAAAATCATTCTCGCGCCCAACTTGAGCTGTCATTACTCGTGCTTGCTTATCTCCCAATCCAGCATTACGGAAAGCCTGATATACACGAAGCATATTTCTCACTCGCTCATTATTCCCTGCAAGTAGAACAGCTTGTTTGGCAGCCTCTTTGGTTTGCTTTCTTTTAGCTTCAGTTAATTTATCTTCTCGCTCCTGTTGTTCTTCGATGATCTTGAGATTTCTAAGTGCGCTATCAATTTCATCTTTAGACAAAATTGCGCTCATTCCTTTTGCTTTTTGCAATTCTAAAATGGCATTAGCTTGAGCAACGGTGTAACCTTTATCAAGCCATCCTGATTTATAGATTGAATCAATAACACTATCTTTTTGCTTCGCTTGATAATCTTGTAAAGCCTTTGTTGCCTTTTCAGCCTCACTAGCAGTATTCCCCAAAGCATCCGCTTGCTGTTGATGCTGAGCTGCTGCATTCTGAGCTTTATTACCGGTTAAAGTTACTTCAACACCGAAGATTTTTAACTTGTCAGCAGATTGAGCTGCTTTAACTGAATTTTGATCATATTGGGCAGCTTGCTTTTTAAGATTTTCATATAGTTCTGTAGGCAACTTAATTTTATTTAAACGCTCGATAGCTTCTGCATAACTAATAGTTCCTTTGCGTGCTTCTTGGGAAATATTTTCTACTTCCCTGTTGCCACGAGCATAGTTTTCTATATCAATTAATGCAGCTCCTACAGCAAGAGATGACTTACTCAAAGCTTCATTTTGGGTATTGAATGCTGCCGTTAAATCATCAACTGCCTTTGTTTTATCATTGCCAGCTAATTTCTTTAATGCTTCGTCTGTCTTTTCTGCAACTCGAGCCTGTTCTTCAAGCTTTTTATTAGCTTCAGCTGTGTTGTCTCGCATTAATAAATATCCAGCTGCTAAACTTGCTACTGTAATCCCAATACCAACTGGACCACCAAGTAAACCTAAAAGCCGTGATCCTATCCCTACACTTGCCGCACCAGCTGCTGCTGATCTTGATTGAGCTACAGCCAATGCTTCTTCAGCAAGTGCCAATTCTCCTGTAACTTGAGCCTCAATTTTCTTTAACTCAGCCATACGAGTTAATGTCGCTGTTCTGCCTTTTTCAGTAATTTGAGATTTAAGGCGCTGTACTTCTAGAGCTTTCTCAGCCGCAATAGCAGCTAAAGTTGCTTGAGTATTTGCAACAACTGTTTGAGTGCTAATTACTTGTTGAGCTGCAGCTGCGCGCTCGGCTTGAATTGCAGCATATTGCGTAACTGTTTGAGCAGCTAATTCCTTAATTTTTGCAGCTACAGCAACACCTGAGGCATAAATTGCAGGAATGTAGGTTCCAAGCCAATAAGCACCACCAACCATCATTGCAGAAGTTAAAACATCTAGGTTTCCGGCTAAAGTCTGAATGTTGCCCGCTAAAACTTGTGCTGCACCTGAGCCCTTTCCTGACTCCCCAACAAATTTAGTAATCTCGTTGTTGAGCAGCGTCAAAGACTGTCCAATAGTGATATCGGTTTTTGCAAAGAGTGCATCAACATCTTTTTCTACATTTCGGAGTGCTTTTACAATCTCTTGAGATGTAATTTTCCCTTCAGCCGCAACTGAACGCAATTCGCCTACGGTGATTCCCATACCCTGAGCAATTGCTTTTGCTAATGCAGGGGTTTGCTCCATTACAGAGTTAAGTTCTTCTCCACGCAACGTTCCACTTGCCAAGGCCTGCCCAAATTGAACCAAAGCAGCATCTGCGGCTTGTGCACTTGCACCACTGATAGCAACAGCTTTAGACACTGTTTCAGTTAAACGAGCAGTGTCATCCATTGTGAGATTAAGTGTTTTTGCATTATCACTAAAACGTTGATACACCTGCAATACAGAATCCCAAGCTGAATATGTCTTTTGAGCAATTCGGAAAGTGTCCTCAGTAGCCTTATTTAGCTCAACTTGGTTGTTAGTCACTAACTTAAGGCGGTTCTGAAGCCCTGTGTAAGTGTCCATCTTAGAAATTGCAGCACTTACAGTAACTAATCCAGCCATATATCCAGCAAGCTGACGCGTAGCGACAGACAAACCATCCATAGACTTCGTGGCAAAGTCTCCCTTGCGCTCAATGCTATCTAATTCATTGCCTAGATTACGCGCATTACGTTCAGCATTTTTTGAATCTATGACAATTACTAAACGAGATTCTTGTGCCATCTTACTTTCCTCTAGGCAATAAAAAACCCACTCAATGAGTGGGTTTGTGAATAAAGTTGCTTTACCAATCAGCATTAACTTTTTGTTGAGTTTTGATCTTTTCAGCCATTTGATCAGATGATTTATTTAATTCATCCATAATTATTTTAGCTGATGGATAATTTTCGGTAATAGTACGATTGGTTTCACTATAGCGAACTCCGCTAATTACCTGTGCTGGTTTATAGTGAGTAAGATTATCGTAACTTACTTTCATTTTCCCATCTTTTGTATCTACGCGCACTGTGAAATCTACTCGATCACCAGCAGTAACAGTCATACAATCAGCAAACCCAGAACAACGGTATGGCATATTACCTTTGCCAATAATTGAACCCGTAGTCTTATCTTCGTACTGAATTACTGCATTTGCTGAGCGAAAAGCTGTTGCAAACCATTGACGTGCGCCATCATAAATTTGGCCTTGCTTTAATCCATCTATTTGATAAACCTTTTCAAACTTTACAGGTTCTGATGGTTGCTGAGGGGTAGTAGCACACCCAACTAATCCCAAACTCAATAATCCAGTTGCCAATAATTTTTTCATGAATTTCACCGTTTGTTATAAAGTGTACTAACTTTAACAAACTGGTTACTAAATGTCACATAAAGCAAAACCACCCGAAGGTGGTTTCTATCATTCAATATCAGGCAAATCCATTGGATTGTGCTTACTAATTGATAAAACAAAGATTTCAGTTTTACTAGTTCTTTGAAAATGTAAAACCTGATCAGATGTAGAATAATTTGCACCTTTTCTGGTTTGCCAAGATGGTAAACCAATATGAGCATGCCAAAGATCCATCTCCTGAGCATATTTAGCTCTTTCTTTATGATCTTGGTAACACTCAGGAACTTTCCAAGAAGGTGAAATTTTACCCTTCCAACCTGTTAAGCCATTCTGTTCATAATGTTCTAAAAAATCATCAATCAAGTCTAATTTTTCATCAGTGAAAACATTATCGTAATAATACAAAAACTCATCACTAAGTATTGCAGTGTAAAAAGGCTTTATTGAGTCAGTGTTAGAAGTGGATTTTTCTAATCCGTCGTTTGTTGAACTTTCTTCGCCCATGCTCTTCTTTCTTCACGAGTTAATCCTGAAGGCATTTTATACGATTTTTGCTTAGTTAGGGCAATAAGATGCTGAATATCAACACCTAAATGATGATTTTTGTCCGCATGGATTGTTGCGGGATGAACCACAGCGCAATCGATCATGAAAATCTCCAAATACGGATTAGATAAATAATTCTAAAATAAAAGTAATATCATTATTAGCAATACTTTCAATTCAAACTAAGGCTAATAACATTTACTATTGAAAATATAATATTTCTTAATGACATCTATGTCAATTAGAAATTACATTCTTAAACCCTTAACCTTTAATTTTAAATTATTATAATTCAACAACTTAAAAAAGGTAACTTTTAAGAATTTTAGAAAAACTATGCTAAAAGTGCGGTATATTGTGCATTTCTTAAAATACCCCGCACTCGATTTTGTTTTAAGAAATAAAACCTTAAACGTTTTATTTCTTCACCTTAAACTTCTTTTGTGACTCATCTAAAAACAAGTTATCTATAGCAAAAATACAATCATTAAAGATGTCTCTATCGACTGGCAATTCATACTGCTCACAGTATGCTGAGATAGCCGAAATATCCAAAGACAGCGGAATACCTTGCTCATATCGTCTAGACCGTGAAATAACGTTATAAGCAGAAAGAATCGCATTTGATGTATAAGAATACTCGGGTTTCTCAATGACCTTGGCAGCTTGAAGATTTAAGGCTTTTGCGATCGCTGCTTGCTTCGCGTTGTAGTCGCTCGCTTCTTCTTCTGAGTTGAACTTGCACCAGTTGTAGAGTTGGAGGACTTTCCCACCACATCATCCTTATATGCATCCGCTTCTTTTTGGATATCTTCAGCTTCTTGCTTTACGTATAGCCAAATTGAAATACCTATGTCGCCCATGTTAAGAAGCTTCGTCGCATTTTCAGGTGAATACTCAGGCTCAGTTTCAATAACTTCACCGCCCTCTATCTTTTCTTCAAATACTACGCCTTTCCAGTCTTCTATTAAGTGACATGCTGCAGCTTCGAGAAGTAATTCATGATAAAGCTTATCGTCTTTACTAGCCTTACTTACATCATACCCTTTAGTGGTAATCTGATTATTCGCACGCTCTAATGCCACTTGATACGGCTTATATCCAGATCCACGAATTTTAAACTCAGCTAGTACATTTCCTTCCGTGTCCGTATATTCTCGCCATTTACTGACAGTTTTGCTTGTTTGAATGGTTACTTTTAAAGCCATTTTCTACTCCAAAAAAAAGCAGCCATAAAGGCTGCCATCAGTAAAATTAAATTAAGGATTTGGGTTTGGTGCTGGAATACGGGTAATGATTGGCGATTCTTCAACTACCTTATATTCAAATGAAGCATTTAAAATGTCGCTGTTTCCACCACTCGGTAATGGTGCTGTAATTTCAGCTTTAGGAATAAAAATTTCGTAAGAATTACCCAAAGTGTCTGTAATTGGGACCTTCAATGAAATTGAAGTGTTGGTGAACTGTTTTTCGTACATGTCTGAAGTATTTCGTGACCATGCAGCAGTAAATGAACCTGTGCCGGCTGCTAGTGTTTCTAAAATAGCTCGAGCATTGATTCCTTCACCTAAGCATTTTTGCAACTTCATAGTGTTATCCCATTTGAATGAGAATTGCGTCAAGCAAGAGATACCTGCTTGTGATACCCCATCAAGTAAGATTTCACCAACAGAAACATTAGATAGCTTAGGACTGTTATCTGCTGGAGTTACTGCCCCAGCGGGTGGTGTTGAGAAGTTAGTTCGACCTAAAGCCATTAGGCCAAATGCCATCGAAATTAAGCCTGCTTCAGGAATTTCAATACTAAAGGTATTTACATGACAACCTCGGAAAACGTGGTAATCATTTACGTCTTCAAAGCCGCGAAGTACTGAGAATGTTTGGCGAAGTGCCCCACCAAAAGTAAGGACATTGGATGACCAGCTATTAAAGGCTGCCGCTGCCATTAAATCTTGCACAAGTTGGCTATATTTAGCCTCGCATTTTAATTCACCAGCATATTCAGCACCTGTAATCATTGATGAGCGAGCAATGCGCCCGCTAGTGATAGACTTTGACTCTTCTTTTGAAACTGTGGCGTCTAAGCCATTATCTGTAAATTCAAAAGTCGTCCGAGCAAACGGTGTCGGCGTTACACCCACCGTAGTTTCTCTTGCAATTTGTGTTATCTGACGTGCACCACTCGACATGGCTTTTACTCCTTATAGGCATAAAAAAACCACCTCGAAAGGTGGTTACAAAATTTGGAACATAAAAAAACCGCTCATTGGCGGTAATTTCTTTAAAATTTTAAATCAATCATCAAGATCGACACTTACTCCAGTAACTACATTATGTTTAGAACCGCCAAGACTACTAACATCGGCTAAACGTATATTCACATCAGAAACACATAGTTTATTGGCCAATTGCCATTTATTCAGCTCTTCAGCCATTACACCTGCCAAGTGTCGTTCCAGTTCTTGCCGTTTAATTTCGATTTCTTCTTGAGTAAGCATGCAGGACATATCAATTCACCCTATAACCAATAGTCACATTATACTGAACAAAGTCAGCATCTTGACCGACAAAAATTGATTGTCCATTCAAACATTCTAAATGTTCGACTGAGAAATATTCAAAATGTGCCAGCAATGCATCACTAAGTTCTGTTATTTCCCTTTCTCCAGTATTAGGACGGGCAAAACATTGAATTAAGATATTCCCAGTACGGCGTGTACACGGCTTATTTCCTAGTCCAGCAATAAAACTTGGTCCTCCCGTAATGGTTAAACGACACCACACACCTTTTGTTGGTACCGTAAAACCTGGTGCATTTGGATACTGGATTCTATCTTGAGAAATCCCTGTAAAACTCATCATTCGGTCCACGATAGCTTGTCTAGCTTGCTCTAAAGTCATTGCCATTTTAGCCACCGTACTTTTGAGTAATATAAGTAAACGTTGTGCTATAAATGCCCTGCGGTGCTTGATCGGACCAACCGTTTTCTAAACGCTCAGCATATGGCTGGTTGTTTTGAATATAGATCAAACTCCCCAACTTAAACTTAACAGCTTGAATCGCGGCATCTTGCACGGCATTTGTAGAGGGTTCTCGCACTCCGTAATCGCCAGATCCAACAGAAACAATATGCGATGCCCGATAAGCTCCAGTATCAACAGGACTAGAAACAACAAGTGATTGCACTGTATCCATGGTGATTTTTTTTACATGCTCATCTGCCTGTTTTTCAACTTCAAAACTAAAGCTGCTCGGCCTTGCTCCCTTCCACCCCATGTTTTTTAACCTCACTAGCTTCGAACATTTCAAATAGGTCTTGAGCGATTGCCTGAATTGAATAAGCTTCAAATTCCACACTAGGCTCTCGCTCACCCATTCGCCGTTTAACTATTTGCCAGATATGAACAGCCTCATGCAGAAGCAATCCATAAACTTGAATTCGATCTTTATCCGCCGTATCCCCGATCTGGACAATCGCATATGCACCATTAGAAAAAGTACTAACTTGTGCATCCGCTCCCATATCCAAAAATTGATCGGCTTTATCCATATCTTCAAATAACAAATCCATGTGTAGTTGATTTCGAGCAAGCGTGTACTGCACATGTTGGAATGGCGATATATACCATTCAGGAACATAATCAGAATTAACCATGGTTTAACCTGTTAACTCGGTAAAAGCGTTTCAGTCGCTTCTCTACCATCAAATGAGTTATGAATAAAAATGCCATCCTCATATTTGGGATGGCATTTGCAATGAAATGTTGAATGGTGTTTTAAATCATCGTCAGGTATAACCTGAAAGCTGTCATAGACCTCATGTGCACTCCAAGTCATAATTACTCCAATAAAAAACCCACCGAAGTGGGTTTGTAACTAAACTTTTAAAGGTTTCAATTGTGAAATTACTTTAATTAAATTTTCATAATGGGTTTCATTTATATTTTCAAATTTTTTTAATTTTTTTAATAATATTTCTTTTTTACGCATTGAATGAGTATCTAGAAAATCAGAAATCGCATCATGTTCAATAACAATTTCAATTTGTTTAAAAATACTCATGTATAAACCATCTAGATCAACCTCTATTTTTTTAATATTTTCAATGAAGTGGTTTGCCTGCTCTTCATTTGCATCAATTTCATCTAACATCACATAAATATTTGCAACGTTCCTATGAAATTGCATTTGATGATTATTAAAATCTTCAACATCTGATTTTGATCGAGGATTAAAATTATAAAAGGATAATAATTCCGTGTTAAGGATTCTTAAGATATCTTCACTTAACTTTTCATTTTTTAGAGCTTTATGTTGAACTCTCCAATCGCTAAACAGAACAAATGCTGCAACTGGAGCGAGAAATGCTGCACCTAATGTGAATGCATCTTTTAAAACATCGTAAGCTTGCTTTTTATCGAGTACATAATGGTTCCATGGAAATGAACTTAATATAATAAAACTAATTAACAAGTAGCCTAGAACTCCACCACCAACAAAATAACAAACTCGTTTAATTTTATCTTCTAATTTTTTACTGGCCATATATCCCCCTATTTTATAAGGATATTAGATCAAGTATTTAAACCTTCCTCAACTGACATTTCCATATTGTGCTAGCTGGATCCTGCTGGATATGAATAACGCGGAATGAGCCTAAGGTTGTTAACCATTCATCATCAATTTTTGGAGTCATAGTTACTTCATTCTGCAGCACTGTAGCCTTTTTATCTGTGGCCAGTACTCCAAGCGTCTGAATCTCATATTGACTGTATGAGCCAAACAGAACACCACGGCCAGAATAGTTTTCTTTAACTTCAACATAAGTTTCAGTTTTAGGATCCCAATCTTTTCTTGAGATCCGCTCACAAGTAAATGAATGAACGGCGTCCGCTAAATCTTCATTAAATGCTTCAGCAATATCTGCCTGAATTTCATCACGTAAGCCCATTAGATTTTCCTGACAAAAAAGACGGATTTCCGTTTGCAATACGGTTTTATCAAATCAAGAATGAATTGCTCGATTGCACTAAGCTTTACTGATCCGTCCTGATATTCCTTTTCGGTCTCAACCGTATCTGCTTTGACTTTCTTACGTTTTAGTGCCTGTTCCTGTCCTTGATATAGGTCTCCTTTCATAATGCCCTTGATGATTTGATAGGAGGCTGTTTTTAAAGGTTCAGGTACTTGGGTAACATCTTCATAAGGCTTAACGTTACGTGCTAATAGATATGCTTCGGCCATTTGGAGGTATTGAGCCTTATCACTGGCAGATAAAGCATCAAAGCCTTCAACATGTTCTATCGCTTCTTGTTCAGTGATAAAGCTCATGAATTATTCCTTTGGAATTAATGCTAAAAGTTCATCTTTTTTAGCACCTGCTTCAAATGCAATGCCTTTTTCAGTTAGTACAGCTCGAAGCTCATCTACTTTGAGACTTGCATAGTTAATTGGTTGTGGTTGAGTATCACTTGGTTTTTGGTCATCTTCAGGTGTTTGACTACCTTCACCTGATTCAAGTTCAGCAATACGTGCTTTCATTGCTTCCGTATCATTTTGAAAGGCAATAAATTCGCCCTTTACTGTTGCCAGTTGTTCTTCGAGCTCAGCAATTTTTGTTTCTTTCATTTGTTGTCTTTCCCGTGCACGGTTAAAGGATGAAAGTCCCATTTATGGATCTCCAAAAAGATAAGGCGGTGTTACCCGCCTTTTTGTTATTTGATCTTGTGCTTGAATGCCACAATACGGATCTGTTTAGGATCGTAGACACGTTCCCAGTTATCGGCTGTAGCAAGACCGGCATTATTAGGTGCAATACCTGTCGCACCTGCCCATTTAATGCCACGAGGATGTAGTACAAAGTGACGGCGGTTAATAAGAATGTCAGTACCCGCTAAACTATCACGGTCAGTCTCTACACCAACTGGTGCGCCAATATCTTGGAAACCAATCGCACCTTGGCCAAACAAGAAAGAGGTAAAGACATCACCTTCAACCGGCATACCATCATCAACGATCACACGACGGTCCATAAAGGTTTTGTAGAGAACCACACCATCAGCATCTCGAACAGTTTCGATTAAGCCTTGCTTAGCTAAAGCCGCCATGGTTGCCGAGTGCATTGCAATAGCCGTTAATTTATCTACGGCATCACCCAACTTATAAGAAGCATCAACAAAAGATACACCATCAATTACAGCGGCAGCTCCAGTTCCAGCAGAAATATCGTGAGTATTTCCTGTCATGCTGGCCGCCCCGAATACACCTTTAAGGGTGTTTACGGTAAAACCTTGAAACTCACGCGACCAGTAATCTGCCACCAGATCACCAACCGCACCAAGTGGATCGTCACCAGATAATGCTTTAGCCAAATCATTAGCGCCCCATGCTTTACCACGTGCATGAAGAATCGCAATGTCCTTGCCTGAAGTGATGTTATTTACAGATAAAGGTTTTGAATCTGAAAGTACTTCTGACTCACCGCTTAAATCATTCCAGAATGGGATATTTACAGTTGTACCACCCTCTGTCCCGAAAGCTACATCTACATCTAAATCCCCAACAATGCCAGACTGCCATAATGCAGACTTTTCAGCAGTTTTATTTAATACGTACGGCGTGAATAACTCGGGTACGATTACATCAGCAATTTTTGTGTCGCCCATTAGGCTTTACTCCTTAAAGTTTAATACCGTGTTTTGCAGCCAGCTCTTTAGCTAGTTGCGGGTTTTCATTTCGTAATTGCGCCAATTTGGTCATATTTACCGAGCCATCTGCTTTGAGAATGTCTGGCTGACCTTTTGAATTGTTGCTACCAGGTGCGCCCATGCCATTAGGCTTAGGCCAGTAATACGGTTTTTGCTCGCGTAGAGATTCAACCCATTCTTTTGGGGTCATCGGTGTCTGGCCGTCTTTACCAATGACTACTTCCCCGTTTTCATCAACTGCCACAGCTTTGCCGTTTTCATCTAATGCAAATTTTGACTGAGCTAAAAAGGCGATATCAGGGGTCGCTTCTGGCAATGCTTCAAGTTCAATTGCAGCCTGCACAATTTGGCTTTGAATCACTGATTGCTTGAACTTTTGAGCATAAGCTTCGGCTTTATCAGCACGTTCTTTTTCGGCTTTCAGTAACTTTTCATGTTCTTCACGCATCTTCTCGGTGCGCTTTTGAATCACTTCATTAACTTTGCCGTCTGCGATTAATTTGGCCTCTTCATCTTGGTCAAGTTGGGCAAAGACTTTCTTAACAATTTCAGGATCAATTCCCTCAAATTGTTTTTGAAGTTCCTGAAGTTGTCGATTTGCAGTTCTTGCAGCCTCACGCTCGCTTTGAAGTGCAGATTTCAAACCTTTTGGATCTTCATAGCCTTCTAGATCAAGGCGAAACTTCCCGTTTTCCTCGACATATAAAGCTCGGTGTTCTTCTTTGATTGCATCAAGTGAATCAACAATAAATGGCAATGACATGTTCAAACCTCTCGTTTGATTTGGGTAAAGCCTTATCTCAAGGCATTAAAAAAGCGCCCCTAAGGACGCTAAATTTCGATTGAAAACTTAGTAATTTGTTGCAAATAAACGGTAGCCTTCTAGCTCCCAAAGTTTATTTTCAGCTGACTTTTCTGCATTTCCACGAGCCATACGCTCACCAATTTCAGCATCAAAGTTTTCAGCATTCACACATGCACTAAAACCCGTTGCTAGGAAAAACTTTCCATCTAAAAATGCATGGACAAAAGTAGATGTCGTGCCACCGGGGCGTTGCTCAACCGTATATGTAACACGCTCCATCAATGAATCAATTTGCGCTTTAGTTACTCGGGGTGCCACAGACTTTTCAGCTAACTCTTGCTCTGTTACTTCTTTGATCATTTTCTTCTCACAAAAAAAGCACCCGAAGGCGCTAAGGTTAAAAATTAAGTTCTAATTGATGAGTGCAATTGCTTTTAATCTTTCAAAAGTAAAACCATAAATTGCCATGGCTCTTGAAATCTTAATTTGAAGAAATGTCACCAGAATTAATTTTGTGCTCAGAATATATTGAGCATCTGACATAGTGAATTGCTTTTCAGACATTTGTAATACCTTTCGCTACATTTGCTTTGTTTGATTTGGCCTTGGTGCATCACTCACTAAGCGAACACCATGAGCACCATATGCTTCAAAAGTTACAGTAATTGTTGCGGGTCCATTTAAGGCATCAGAATTCATCTGTACTGCTCTTTGTCCAGCTAGAGGTTGTCCAGTTTCTTCATCACAAATAACCAGATAACCTTTCAAAGTAGGGTGACGCTTTAGCACTAAATGTCTTGACTCACTCATAAGCCCAACTCCTTAAAAGTTTGCTCATCCAACTTTCGAAGTTGGTCCAATGTGTATAACCGCCCCTCTGGATCGAAGAACTTATCAAAATCAAATTTCCCTTTCTTATAGAGCTTGTAACGCTTCGGTCCTAACCATTCTCTTTGAAAGAAATCATCAGTCTTTTTGAAGAACTCTTTAAATGTGGTATTAGCATCTAGCTGCCCTATTAATTGGCTTCGCTCTTCTTTTGGGATGTCCTTCACTCGACGTTCGTCCATTACAAATGGACGTTCACCGACAAGTTGACCGTCTTTCTCGACTGGCACCAAAATGCTTCGGCAATTAGGGTGTAACGGCGGTACCCGCTTTGCCGGATCGTTTATTTCCCAAACTGAACCATCCAAAGATGCACAAAGTTTTGATGTCCTTCCGTCCAGCGTTGCAACCAATCGAACATATTCAAAGCCAATCTGATTGAAACTATTTAGATATGCTTGATTGGCCACATGGCTGCGAACCGTTCTCACAGTACGGTCAATATCAGACTTTGAGCTACTTAAAAGCCCATCCTCATAATTAAGCCGTTTGGTACCACGGATGCGCTGAACTATTTCCTGATTTGTTTTACCTGAGTTGATACCATCCCGAATTGCATACTCAACCTTTTGACGGGCATTTTCAGCAATTCTGGATAGCAGATCATCAACAAGAGCCCCACCTACCAATGGTATTTTTTTAGCTGCGGCATATAGCTTTTCACCATTTGGCTTTTTGATCTTGCCACCATATAGCTTCGCCGTGTAATTGGCTTCATAAACAGCCAAGGCAGTAGCAGAAACAGCGAAAGCTTCAGGTAATGCAATATTTAGTCCTATAAACCACTGAGCAATCAGATCACGAACTTCCTTCAGATTAGCTGAAGTGTACTGTCCACTTGCGAGAGCCACCTTTTCAGCATCACTCAACTCATCAAGCAAATCCCGCAGCTTTGCCAACATTAATGCTGACTCATCATTGAAGATTTTTAATAGTTCATTAACAGATTGAGAAGACACCCGATATAAGTACGCCTGATGTTTGGTAAGTACTTCAATCAGTGATTTATCTTCTTTTGAAGCCATACATCACCTCTACAAAGGAGTGTTATCTCGCTCTATTTCTACCCGCTTCACTTCTTCCTGATAGTCGTGAGCTGGTAATTTACCTGTCATCAGGTATTCCCAATATGTGCGGAAAGAGTTTTTCCCTGAAATAGCACCCTCATAAAGCTGTTTTGCAAGATTAATATCCGTGACCTGCACAATAAACTCAGGCTCAACCGTAAATGAATATTTTGTTGAATCCAGCTTTAACCACTGCGCTGCATACTTAATGGCTTGTTCAATTGCTGCAGCTGCACACATCACGATACTGTGAAGACTTGCCTGCTGGTCATCCTGTCGTGCACGGCGTGCCTCACCTGATTCTTGTGTATTGGTATCGACTACCTTGGCACCAGCTTCAAGTGCAGCATTTTTCTGAGCATCCATTTCCTTTTTAGTGAGTTCAATCCCACTGCCGGATATTTCCAGATACCCGCACTGAGAATCACCCGGAAGACTCCAGACAGCCATAACACCAGTGACACTAATATCTTCATCACCTTCAAGACCATTAATCCAAGGTTGCGGATGAGCTGTATGGTGAAGAGACTGGTAATAATCTGCACTAAGTTGGTAATACTTCAGAGCAGCCTTGGCCATTGTCAAAAGCGGTATGGTACCTACATCCGGAGAATTACTAGTGGCACCGCAGAAAACAAATGGTGTGAAAGAAAGTTGATTACCGCCGAGATCGGGAGTTTTATCCTCCACATTTGAACCATCGAACAATCGGACCGCTAATGCTCCATCATCCATAGATAGAACGCGGTGAACCGTTTTAGTTTCGTGCCCGAATTCATCTTCACTATTATCAAATTGCTCCTCGAGCACTAACAGTTTTAGATCTTTACGACCACCGATACTGTTTTCCTTCCAGTTGATAATAGATAACGCATCATATAAGGCGAAATATGGCACTCCGTTAGCATCAACATCGACAAGCAGCCCACAGCGCCCAAACTCTAGCAACTCTGAACAAATGCGAATAAAGAGCTGTTTAAGCCCAAAACCGTCATTTGTTGCATTCTCTATCAATCCTTTAAGTAGAGAACTTTCAATCACTATATTCGGCTCAAGCTTTGAAACTAACCCGATCATTGTGCGTAATGCGTCCTGAACCCATAGCGGATACTGAGCTCGACTTAGATAGGCCTTATAAATCTCTCCAGTCGTATCACCTTGCTTTTCAGCCTCAATCATTCCGGCCGATTTAGCTAGGTACTTTGTTTGTGCCTGTTTGATCTGCTCTTCACCAGCAACGGCGTCACGCATAATCAACCAGCTTTTTTGTGCAGCAATATACTGCGGATGTTTATCAGTAACTGCCATAAAAACACCAATAAAAAAGCACCTGAAAAGGTGCGTTGTTTAACGGGAAAAACCAGCGATTGTGCGCCGTTTAAATACTTTCTGAATGATGATCGGGAATCTCTTGGCTATTGGATATCCACCAGCATCGCCAACGTGGTCCAAACCAGCGCTTTTATCTGGCATTCCAAAATCATCATAGACTTGCTGTTCTAAAGTAGCCGTAAAGTTAGGGCACTTATTTGTGTTCACTTTTAAGTGTCGTTCACCCTCAGCATTTAGGATTTGTGCATTAACTGCAGTGATACGATCTTTAATACCGGGATTCACACCATTAGTTTCAACTTTAAATCCATGTTTCTTTAAGATTGCATGATCAGATTCACTGAAGTTCTTCGATGATGTTGCCTGACCTGAAGCATCTGGAATCACGGTAATATCGTGATCTGGAAAGCGCTCATTAATCAATTGACACATCGTCGGTGTATCTCTCACGCCAACCAGTTCATCTAAAGCTCTTGGCTTCCCTTCTCGAATGACATAAACCACAGCAGCCATTTTAAGCACGTTAAAATCCATACCAATGAGTAAAGGCTCACCTTTCTTAATTTCTTCATCCGTGTGGTTTAGAACTCGATCAAAGTCGGGGTAAACAGCACCGCTGGTTAAATTGACAAACTGCCCTCTTAGATAAGCTGAAATTAACTGCGGCGGATAAGACTCATAAAGTGATGATATGTAGTCATCTGGAAGATTAGCTTCATTGTCATAAGTTGAAGCTTGAATCATTCCATACAGCTTACGCTTAGCCTCTGATTTATTTGCCTCTTTAACAAATTGCTCGTATGTAAACTTAAAACCTTCTGGTGTTGTGGCCACATCAATACCGTTGAGCAAACCAGCTTGCTTGTAACGCATACGTGCAATGATCTTACGCCAAGCCTGTTGAGCTTTGACCTTGGCCATTACATCAAGCTCATCAATCAGAGCATGGCCAATTTTAAAACCTACAATGGTTGCTGGTTTCTCCATAGACCGACAAATGATTGTCGTTCGATATTGCCGACCATAATAGATATCCACCTCTTT